AGGTAACTTTTATTTCTGCGACAGCTATGGCTTCAAGAAGTTTAATAACCCAAGAGTATTACACGAGGAGGTGATACGCAAAGCAGGCTAACTGATGAGACCTGATTGGTCGAAACCTTCTCTTTTCCCCGCGAATCGAGGAGGTCTTAGTCAAACAAACCGTAGGAGGGAATATGACAACATTAACAAAAAAACTAGAACTAATAAACAACAGCACAACGCTTGATCCAACTGATAAGCATTATGCAGGGCGAACTGCTTTTTATAAAAGCGGGCTTGATGGATGGGAGGACTATGACAATATCCTTATGTGGTTTCACAATGAGATATTTGAATTTGCATATAACAAGCTTGGACTAAGAGGTGTCGATCTTGACTGGGCTTTCATGACCAACTTTACAGCACAAAACATCAATCGTGGAGATGACTGTGTGAGGCACATATATTCTGCTAGATTTACAAGTGAGATTCCATCTGAGCATGCTGAAAAGTTTGAGGGATTCATGGGAGCTTTAGAGCGTCAAGCAATGGATCACTTTTCTCAAAGAAATTATTTTGACTCAGTTTTTATGTCACAAGGCGAGACATATAATAATGGCAAAACTCATACATATACCTTCAACTTGGAGAGGTCTTGGACAGCTTACTTTGATGGAGAATAGACTAACTGATGAGCTCTCAATGAGCGAAACTCCCAGCAATGGGAGTCTTAGTCAAACAAACCGTAGGAGGAAATATGACAATAGAACTGATAATAAAAAACGTATTTGGAAATGAGTTGGTTTATCCATCTTGTATCCAAGGCAAGATGCTTGCATCTTTCAAGGGAACCAAGACCTTTTCTGATCTTGATCTAAATCTTCTCAAGAAGCTTGGTTACAAGTTTGAGTGGGTTGCATTAAAAAGAGAGGTGTAATTATGGATAGAGATAGACTTACTTACATCTTATTCGCGATCATAATATGTGTGCCAGTGGGATTATCAATGGCACTAGCAATAGCTTTATCTTTTGGAGGTCAATCATAATGGATAACTTCACAGCAGTAGGTATTGCAGAGGGATTTATTCCAGCTGATCATGAGGATCAAGTCAGGGAGGCATGGCAACATTTAGTTGACACTGGTCTTGCTTGGCAACTTCAAGGCTGGTTTGGTAGAACTGCAATTAATTTAATAGAACAAGGTTTAATAACACAAGGAGGTGAATAATGGACCAATTTAATAACTTAGGAATATTCAATTTAGATGTATTGGATAATCTAAACACGGACCAGCTCAAGGCTCTATCAAGAGTCTTGGATGGTGAATCAACTGAAGAAGATCATGAAACACTAAGGGAGCAAGACTAATGACAGTTAATAAAATACCGACACTAGAAGACTACTTAGAATATGTAGATGAACATATGACTAACGAAGACAACATGCAAGACAAAATGCAAGAGTGGACTTTACAAGAGTTTCAAATATATTTTGGACACGATACTACCAAGGAGCAAAAATAATGATAGTTAAAACCGACCCTAGGTATTGGGATTGTGATTGTGATAATAATTACATTCATAAAAAATCTATAACCCTAAAATGTGAGGTTTGTAATTCAGAAGAGGATGAATGTTCTGATTCAAGACCAAACGAAATTAAAATTTATTACAAAAACTATAAGGAGCAAAAATAATGCAAACAATAAATAACAACATAAGAAGATATCTAGATCGCATACACAAAATTGATCTTGAGTATGATAAGAAGATTGATAGGCTTGATTCTGAAAGAAGAAAGGAATTACAAATTTATTTTGAAATGATTAGTCAAGAACAAAAAAAATTACAGGAGGTGAAATAATGAGTGCGTATTTATGTAATGCAGATCATATGGGTGAGATAGGTAAGTTTTTTGGTAACGGTAGTGTACCCATGTCTAGTGATAAGATTGTTAGTCATGCCTATAACTTGGTTACGGGGGAGAAGATTTCTTTTTCTTCCCCGCAGGAGGCGGTTGAGATACTTGCAAGGGCTAATGTTACAAGCCTACAGTATAGGTATCCTGATAACTGGAAGAGTTTCTTTACATGGAACCCTGAAGGCGAGGACAACGAGTTTGATGAAAGTATGATCCTACTTTATGTCAATCAATGTCAGTCAAGAACCAAGGGCTACCCCAAGGTAAGCACTAAGGACCTTTACGGCATGATCAAGTGCTATATGTATCAGTCATGCGAGCATGAGGACTGGGTAAAGTCTGATGCCTATTGGTTATCCAAGGCGTTGCTTGATGTTGTTACTAGTGATCTTATTGGTGACTTCGATGTTTGGGAATATAGACCAGAGGAGGTGGCGTAATGACTTGTTCAGAATGTGGATCAGGATCAAGGGTTGTTGATGTCCGTAAGATCATTGACGGAGAGATCATCAAAAGACGAAGGGAATGCCTGAGATGTAAGAAAAGGTTTACTACTTACGAGGAGGAACACAGAAAGAAAAAATAGATCGAACAAAAATAAAGCGGGGTCCTTACTCCGCTTTTTTGTTTATAAGAGATCAATAGCCCTTGATGAATCCTCAAAGTTTTTCCCAAGAACAGACCACTCATCGTCACCAGATATTCTATAAATCCATCCAGTCAACTTGTGTCTTTTGCCGTAGGGGTTTGTTGGAATCCATCGAAGAGAAACTCTTTCGAATCCTTTTTCCTTAAATAGATTAATGAGTTCTTCTTTTTTGCTCATTGCTAAAATACCAGTCCCAATACTCTTCATAAATTTCTCTAAATTCTTTTAGTGTTGGAATAATTAAATGTGGGGTTTCTTTAAACGAGGAGACATATACCCTGTAGGCAGTATGTAATTCCTGTTCGCTATATAAGATCACACCTATTATGATAAACGAAATTGTAAATTAATTCATCTAAGATATATTTTAGGGACTTTTTTTCTTTCCGCCTTTGCCTGCCCATAATACTTTTCTCGCCCAGTGGTTTGCAGAGAACTTATCATCCTTCGTAAGCCCACCAGATTTGTTCTTGATTCCTGCGGATCGTTTAAGATAGTTGTCCCTAGCTTTACTAGAGTAATTATGACCATAGTCTTTATGACCAAATCTGACGACCTTAATTTCATTACCCTTTTTAGCAAGAACCTCCATCTTGTGTTTGCTTGACCCACTGTTTCTTTTTGGTTTGTTAAACCCAGGGTATTTCTTACCCCTGTAAACGACTCCGTTTGAAACTCTTTTAGTATCTTTTACTGTAGCCATTATCTTTTCCTTCCCTTGTGCAGTCCGTGTTTGGCATGTTGTTTACCCTTTGCGGTTGCTTTTCTCTTGACTGTGTTTGCTTTAGATAGTTTCTTCCTACCCTTGGCTGTGGACTTCAACTTAGCAATGGTCTTGGCTGGAGCATAAACCTCTCCAGTCTTGCTAGATTTTTTACCACTAGCTGTTCTCCATTTTTGTTTTGTCCATCTTATTAAAGACTTTTGTGCTTTCTTTAAAGGCATAACTTATTTCTTTTTAGCGTTAGCCCTGCGTCTTACCCTTGAGACTTTTCTCTTGGGTTTAGGTTTCTGCATTAAGTGTTGTTCTTGCCTGTTAAGGCTCCACTCAATAAACCTGTCAAATAATTTACCAATCATTTTTTATATCCTCCGCCCTTTGCTCGATACATTTTTGCTAACATTTGGGCTTTTCTTGCTGACCACTGACCAGCTCTACCACCTTTTGATCCTGCCTTTATACGATTAAACAGGTTCTTACGCATGGTTGGTTTCGTATAGTTACCAGCAGAGTTGACTGTGGATTTCTTTTTAGAAGCCATTACTTTTTCTTTTTAGCGGTTTTCTTTTTTCCTTTTTTCATTGGCGGTCTTCCAACTTTAGATCCGTATGTTCCTTTTCCTTGTGGCATAATTATCTCCTTCTAAATTTTCTAACTACTTTATTATAGACCATTCCCTTCATACTCTTAAGTGATCTGGTATGATCTGGTAATTCTTCCCATGCTTTCTTTCTTTTTTCCCGAGTCGAAAGCCTTGCAATAGTATTGCAGACTCCCATCTGCATAGATAAAAGATACAACAAATCATAAAACTTTTCATCTACATCTTCTAAATATTTTATTCTATCCGCCTGTGATGGCATGTTAGCAATCTTGTGTGCATAGCTAAGTAAATCTATATCTCCAAAGACGGTAACATGTTTCACTTCTTGTTTTGCATGTCGTGGTTGTACAGTGCAAAGAACCCATAATGAATTACTTTAAGTATGTCAGCCCTGTTCTTGCCTTCTTTTTTGCCATAGCGTTGTGCATATTTCATCACGTTGCCCATACAGAAGCCCTCTCCATGACCACTGTCCATGATAAATTCTGTAGCCTGAAATTTGTTTAAGGAATAGTGTTGCTCGTATGTTTTATCTACATACTTTGCGAACTCGTTAATCAGCTCGCCTTCGTTGTACTTATAATTTATTTTTTCTTTTTTTCTTTTTGGCATTTATCTTCCTTATTTTTTTTATTAAAAATCTTATCCCAGTTTTCTGAATATAGTTTTTCGTTAGAGTTTCTTCTTACAGAACCCTTGCCGCCTTTCCACTCTCCATGATTACTCATTGTTTATTAACTCCCTAAGTTTTATTAAAAGATCAGTTTGTTTTCCGTATCTTTTTTCAAACTCTCGTTTAAAAGGATGTCGTGAAACATAAAGATCGTTGTTGATTCCTTCTCTGTGATGTTTGTAACAGAGGCTTAACGACATCAAGTGTGCGTTTGGTTTTGTTTTTCCATCTATATGATGCACCTCTGACGGAGAATAACAATCGTAGAAAAGATGACAGACAATACATCCAAAGTTAGATATAGCATCCATCCAATCTTTCTCTTCTTTATTTGGGGATCTGCCCTGCATATTTCTTTAATAACATTTTGTTGTTAGCCTTAATATAATCCTCGAAGCTTATTTCTTTCTCGTTATGCTTTCTTCTTTCAGACCTGCACTCTTCATGCATCATTCTGCAAAAGCTTTTAAAATTATCATGCCCCATATCTATTTCTTTCCATCCTCAAGTTTGCCATTTTTGTTCTCCATTCCTCAAACTGCATATCTACTGCAAGTTTTTCTGTTTGTAGTGCATCAAGTGATGCTTTGGCAACAGCAACCTTCATAGATGCCTGGGCGTATTCATCAGTAGATTCTGCTTTAGATTTTTGAGAGTTATAACTTCTCTCCCCCTCTTCTTTTGCTATACAAAGCTCTCTCCAAAATACCCTTTTAAGACCAACATCTGCCTTAAGGACATTTACTCTAGCCTCTGATATCCTTGGTATTATGTCTCTTAATTGTTGATGAAAATTTTCAGATTGGTCCATATTCTTTTTTCCTCCCGAAAGCCCTGTCTTCTGGGTCTATAAACTTGGATAGTGAGCCATCAAAACTTAGTTCAAATGTTCCCATCTCTCCCATTCTATTCTTTTTAACTATCACTTCAGACAAACCTGTGTCTAATGCATCATAATAATCTTCTCTATACAGCATTATAACCATATCCGCGTCTTGTTCTATAGAACCAGAGTCTCTTAGGTCTGAAAGCAATGGTCTTTTATCTGGTCTTGATTCAACACCACGATTGAGTTGAGATAAGGATATTAAAGGACAGCCTATTTCTTTTGCCAATCCTTTTAAAAGGTTTGATATATAAGTCATAGATGCTGTTCTGTTATCTGATCCTGCTGGTGCTTTGCTTGTTGTCATTAAAAGCTGTAGGTAGTCCACAATTATTAAGTCTATCTGCTTGACCGCTTGAATTGATTTGGTTTTGTTAACAAGAGTCTCTATTGTTATTGGAGACTTATCGTAAACATATAAGTTAGATTGAGATAATTTGTTTTTTGTTTCTTCAAACAATCTCCAATCTGATGCTGTTAAATTTCCGCCGTCCATTTTGTCAATAGATATTCCCGATTCAGAACTTACAATCTTTTTTATAAGCTGCTCGTTTGTCATCTCAAGACTAAAAATTAATACGTTTTTATGTGCAAAAATATTATTTGTTGCTATATTTAAAGCCCATGTTGTCTTACCCATTCCCGGTCTACCTGCAACTATAACCAAGTCCCCTGGTTTAAATCCTCTAATTTTTTTATCTATTTGCGTAAACCCTGTCTTTACTATGTTCTGTAAATTTGTTCCTGCATTTTTTAATTCTTGATGAACTGTCTCAAGTATGTCCTTAATCTCTCTTGGTGTTCCATTGTTTTTTGTTATCTTATTGTCTATAAGTAACTGATTTACCGTGTCTATTTTTTCTGCTATGCTTATTTTTTCCCCAACAATTCTTGGTATTTCTTCAGCAAGTCGCAATAATTTATTATTAGCTGACTTGTCTTGCATAAGATCAATCCACCCATCAAATCCTGCTGAGCTTACACAGTAAGCACTTGCTTCTTGCACCTCCTTAAACATAATATCATTATCCATATTTGTTCTAATAGTAACTATGTCATTTGCATTTTCTCTAATCATAATTTCGTAAGCGTTCTTATAAGAAATTACATCAAAGTCATCTGGCATCAATCCTTTTTCTTGTGCACTTTGAAATCTTTTATAATCCAAAACCATTGAGCCAATTATGTTTGCCTCTAACTCATAAATATTATCCATATCTTCTCTCTATTATTGCTTCAAATTGATTTAGACCTATCATTGTCATAAGGGTTGGTTTCTTAGCCCAGAAAGATCTAATCCATTTTTTATGACCATCTGAATTTGCTATCTCAAAATACTTATACCAAAACTCTTCAGTGCTTAAATCTATTTTCTTGCCTGTCTTTGGAGATATTATTCCTTTTCTCCCCAATTCACGCAGCTCTTTCCATCTTGTATTGGCTTTGAATGAGTTAGCACTATGCTGATAAAAAACCTTATCGCATTGCTCTTTATAAATTTCATTCATCCTATCTAAATCTAATATATATATTTGTTTAGTATTACCTTTAGTATTGTAGCCACCTGACGGCGGGGGGTAGCCACCTGACGGCGACACCTTTAACTTATAAAGATTGCTTGTATTATTTCTTTTTTCCCAATCTAAGTATCCTATTTCCCTAAGCTTTTTAAGATTATCTTTTATAGCTGTAAGAGATAGGTTGGTAAGTTCTGTTAACTTTCTATGTGATGGATATGACTGACCAAATTCATCAGAATAATTTGCTAATACTATTAGTATAAGTTTTTGCGTAGAGTTAACTTCCACTTTTAAAACTTTAGTGATGTATTCCAATGACATATTTTCCCTCGTAAGAGAACATTAAAGCACATAAATATAATTATTGTAAATACTTGATTTAATATATTATAAAGAATACAATCATTCCAAGGAGAAATAATATGGCAAAAGAAAAAATATACGAAGCTTTACAGTGCGTTCAAGAATACATGGTTTTAAACCCTATCGCAAAAGAAGGCGTTAACAACTATCAAAAATATAATTACAGAGGTATTGACCAGATCATTCAGTCTTTTTCAAAACCTTTATTTGAAAACAAAATATTAACAATTGTACAACCGGGGTTAAATGTTTCTACTAAATTTATAGACGGTAAGAATACTTTAACTAGAGTTGTTGGAACTCTTAGGTTTTTATGTACAGAGGATGGGTCTTTTATTGACAGGTCTTATGTTGGTCATAGCTTATCACAACAAGCCAAAGACCTAGAGGCTGCAAGATCTTTTGCTTATAGAAATGCTTTATTGGAAACATTTTGTGTCCCTTTTGAGGGAGTTGTTGAACCAGAGATGGAAGGTGTTGATAAAAACTCAAAACCTGAAGCTGACCAAGAAGAGGTTTCTATTATAGAAGAGTTTAAAACACAACTTAGAAAGGTTTATAAAGATAAAGAAAAAGCCCTAAAACTATTTCAACAATACGACAAGGTTGCAGAGCTTAGTAACGACAAAGAAACTAGAGTCCAGTTAAATCTTTTATACAGCAAGGTAGTTAAGTAATGCAAAAAATTAAACAAGGATCAGAGGCTTGGCATCAACAAAGAGCAAATAGAATTACTGGCACAAGGCTCTGTAAGACCGCACAAGAATGTATTTGGACAAAGGGAGATCAATGGGAGTCTTTGGGAAGAGATATGTATAGAGAGGCTAACGGATTATCACAAGACCCATTTAATCAATTTGCTATGTTTGCAATGAAACACGGTACAGACAGCGAGCCCTTAGCCTTAAAAACCTTAGAGAGAATGGGATATAAAATAACACAACCATCTTTTGTGGTGCACCCAAAGTATGATTGGCTTGGTATATCTCCAGACGGAATAATGCTTGAAGGTAGAAATGGAAATGTTTCTGCTGTTGAGGTTAAATGTCCTCAAGGTAAGCCTTGTAAAGATGTTAAGCAAGACAAAAGAAATTATTGGCATCAAATACAAATGGCTTTAGAGTGCATGGACTTAGATGAAATGTTATTTTTTCAATGGTATAGCGATGAAGAGCATTATGAAGAGTGGGTCAAGAGAGACAAAGATTGGGCAAAAACATATATACCAAAAGCAAAAGAATTTATGGACTGGTATGCAGAAAAAAAACTAGACCCAAATTATATTGAAAGGTGGACTCAAGACAAAGAAGAGCCTGGAATAAATTATAAGTCAGTTGATGATGAAGATGATACGTCTGAATTAGCATCTGTTTTAAAAGAACTGAAAGAGCTCAAGGACAAGGCTTTAATCCTAGATGAAAGGAAAAAGATATTGTCTTCTGTGTTAATAGCAAAACATGGCGGAGCATTTAGTACCTCACAAGTGAAATGTCATATGACACAAGCAAGAGGAAGAATAAACTACGCTAGGTTGGTTAAAGAACAGGAAATCCCCAGAGATGTAATGGAAAGTTATAGATCTGAGGGAGACTCTAGGATTTATACCAAGCTATTGGAGGAAAAAAATGGCTAATAATAAGAAATCAATTAGCTCAAGAATCGACAGCGATATATACGATAAGCTTGTAAAAGTTAGCAAGATAGAAGGTCATAGATTTAATGACAGAAAGATTGCTTATATTGTAAATAAAGTTTTAGAAGACTGGTCTAAAAAGGAGAAATAAATGAAACAGTATGACAATAGTAATCGTGGATCTATTTGGAAAAACGATAAAAAAGAA